CACTGTGTTTCTCTCGGAACGGGGCCGATGTGGACCTATCCGAGTGGGATGAGCGGCGATCGTTCGCGCTCGCGCCGAGGGTGTCGTCGCTCGAGCCCGAGCCGCACGGGCTTCTCGATCGCGAAGGCTTCCTCGTCGGTGCGCAGGCTATGGGGCTCGTGGGTCGGCGGCTCGAACTCGCACCGCATCAACTACTCGTACCCGAAGTGCTCGACGCGGGGCACGAGTTCAACGCGATACTCATGCCTCGGCGATCGACGAAGTCGACGAGCCTCGTCGCATGGATGATGGGCCGATGCTTCACCCGCGACGACTACCTCGCCGCGCTCATATACGCGACGACCGCGAAGAAGGCCCGCACCCGCTTCGTGCAGGACATTGCACCGATGCTCGACCGCACCTTTCCCGACAAGAAGGGTCGCCCGTTCACGATCCAACGGGCCGCGGGCATGGAGCGGGTAGTGTTCGCGAACGGCTCAGTCTTCGCGATCCTGGCACCGAAGGGCGACGACCTCCGCAGTGAGGCGTGGGATTTGATCGTGGTCGACGAGGCGGGTGAGAGTGAGCCCGACCAGACCGACGAACTACTCAGTGCCGCCATGCCCACAATGGACACCCGCCCGGGTGCGCAATTCGTCGCCGCGGGCACCGCGGGCCGGTATCGGAAGGGCAACCTTCTCTGGGATCAACTCGAGGAAGGGCGGGCCGGTGAGGGCGGGATACTCGAGTACAGTGCACCCGACACGCTCACCGCCGACGATACCGACTCATGGGCGAAGGTCGCACCGATCCTCGAGCGATCGCACCCGGGAGTCGCCGCGGGGCTGACCACCCTCGGCACCCTCGAGTCGCGGTATCGCAAGATGAAGCGCTCACTGTTTCTCGGTGAGTACGCTTCGATCTTCGGCGACGTCGGCGGGGGCGGATCGATCATCGGCCCGTCGGTATGGGCTCGAGCCGAAGAGCCCTCGATCTTCGGGTACCCGCAACCGCCCGACCGCTTCACCCTCGCGATCGGTGTGACCGCAGGACTCACCTACGGGTGCATCGTCGCGGCATGGCGCGAGACCGACGGGAAGGCACGGCTTCTCGTGCTCGAGCATCGTGAGGGGATACGGTGGCTCGCACCTCGAGCCGCCGAACTCGCGAGGAAGTACCGCACGCCGATCGTGCACGACAACTTCGGCTCGTGCCTCGTCGTCGTCGAAGAACTTCAGCAACTCACACCGAGGCCGCGTTTCCTCCCGCAGACAACCCGCGATATCACGACCGCCGCGGGCAAACTCGTCGAAGGGCTCGAATCGGGGCTCGTACTGCACTTCGGTCAGGATGAACTCACCGCCGCCGCTCTCGCCGCCCGGAAGCGCACGATCGGCCCGAAGGCGTGGGCGTTCGGTCGCCGCGATATCGACGACGACATATGCACGATCGAAGCCGCCTCACTCGCACTCAGGGTGTACGACGAGACACCCGCCCGGGCGAAGGTGACCATACTCAGGCCCACGGGCTGAACCCCTGTAATCGGCACTCCGTCAATAGTGGGCATGGCTGACCACGACGTCGAGGGCGTACGGTGTGCCGCATGGCCTTCGGTGGACTCGGCACACTCGCATGGATGCAGGGTCGACGCTCCCTCGAGACACCCGATCCCGACCGCCTCGACTCGTATCGGAAGAACCCGATCGCGATCCCGAGCCCGTGGGCGACCCGCGACCGGTCGACGATCAATCAGATCGCGTACGCCGATATCTTCGGTGCGTACGCCCCGCAGATCACCCGCTCGCAGGCCATGAGCATCCCGGGTGTCGCTCGAGCCCGCGGCATCCTTCTCAGTCTCATCGCCGACAAGCCGCTCGTCGCGTACCGCTCGGGTGACCGCCTCGAGGTGCAACCGACGTGGACATACCGCACGAGCGGGTGGGCGGGCCCGTGGCGTCGCATGGCGGAAACCCTCGACGATCACTTGTTCTACGGAGTCTCACTATGGGCGACGACGCGGGGCTCGGTGGGCTCGGGGCTTCACCCGATCCTCGACGCCCAGCATGTGCCGTGGGATGAGTGGGAAGTTGACGAGGCGGGCCGTATCTGCGTGCTCGACGCCGATGGGTACTACGTGCCCGCCGACGAAGCCGACGTGATCCTCATACCGGGTGCCTCGGAAGGGCTCATCGCGTACGCCTCACGCACCCTTCTCGGTGCGGTCGAACTCGAGCGGGCATGGGTGAAACGGGCGAAGAACCCGATACCCGCGATCGACCTACACGAGACGATCCAATCGGGCATCGATCCCGACGAAGCGCAAACCGTCGTCGACGCATGGGCCGCGGCACGCGACGCCGAGGATGGTTCGATCGCGTACACGCCCTTCGCGATCGAAGCCCGAGCGCTCGGGCAGTATTCACCCGACTTCTTCACGCAGGGTCGCAACGGCTCGAGGCTCGATATCGCCGCCTTCTGCCAGATACCGGGCTCGCTTCTCGACGCTTCGGTCGCGACCGCGTCACTCACCTACGTCACGCAGGAAGGGCAGGCTTCGAGCCTCGACACCCTCACCGTGCCGTACTGGGCTCGCCCGATCGAAGATCGGCTCTCACAGGACGACGTCGTACCGATCGGTCAGACCGTGCGCTTCGCGTGGGCGCAGGCGTACACCGAGCCGCAGGGGCCGATCATCACCTCGTCGAGTGGACACCCCGCAGTGCAGGATGCCGCACAGATCGTCGGCGAAGCCCTCGGCGACGAGGTCGTCGACGCAGTCACACCGATCGCCTCGAGCGAAGGGAACACAGCATGAGCACGGAGCACCTTCCCGCGTACGGCATGTTCGCGGTCGACCGCGACGCCCGCACCGTACGCGGCATCCTTCTCCCGTGGGGGCAACGATCCCGCACGTCGGTATCGAAGACCAAGCCGATCACCTTCCCGCGGGGCTCGGTGACGATCCCGCGTGATCCGTCGGTGGTCGGGCTGAACCGCATGCACGACCGCTTCGATTGGATCGGCAGGGCGACGCACCTCGTCGACGAGCCCGTGGGCATCGTCGCGACGTTCGCGATCGCCGACACCGACGAAGGCGACGCATGGCTCGCCGATCACGGTGACCTCACGAAACTCTCACCCGAGGTGAAGGGCATCACCCGCGACGACGCCGACTTCGGCACCGCGATCCTCACCGCCGCCGCAGTCGTCGACGAGGGTGCCTTCGCGACCGCCGCGCTCTTCGCGGTCGACCATACAGAGACACCCGCACCCGATCCCGCACAAGGTCGCGGCATCGTGCCGCCCGACCTCGAGGCCGCGGCACGCGAGGCGGCACGATCCTTCGGCGGCGACGTGCCGCACGACCCGGGCCCACGCCCGCGACCCGACGACGACGACCTCGAGCCCGAGGTCGACGACACCGACGAGGCGACCGCCGACTCGGACGATGAGCCGACCGAAGAGTCGGACGAGGAAGAAGGAGACACAATGGGCGACGCGATCGCACCTCCCACGATGCTCGGCGGTCGCACCCGCGTCGCCGCACGCACCGAACCGCGACTGAGCAAAGAAGGCTTCTTCGCCGCACTGCACGAGGTACGACGCACGGGCTCGAAGGATGCCCTCGCACCGTACGTGAAGTCGGCTCAGGAGACCGGCATGTTCGCGGTGAATAACATCACCTACGACGACGCCTCGGGCATCGCCGCCTCGAGCGGGCTTCCCGACACGTGGCTCGGTGAACTCGCCGCGGGTGCCCGCTTCGCTCGGACGATCGTGCCGCTTCTCACGCAGGCGACACTTACCTCGCTCGTCGCTACGGGATGGGTGTGGCTGACCCGTCCAAGCATGCAACGGTGGGCGGGCAATAAGACTCCCGTGCCCTCGAGCACCGCGACGACGGGGCCGAAGTCGTTCACCGCCCAGCGCTTCGGGAACGTCAATGACCTCGCACGTGAGTTCTACGACTTCAACGTCACCGAAGTCATCAACTCATTCGTCGAGGCGGTCGTCGACTCGTACTACGTCGAGAGTGACGACTTCGCGCTCGAGAAGTTGCTCGAGGGGGCGACACCCGCGACGACGACCTCGGGCACGGTGTCGGGCATGCTCGCACAACTCGCTCGGCAGGTACTGGCGGCACGGGTCGCACCGACCTTCGCGGTCGTCGCACCCGATGTGTTCGACGCTTTCACCGACGTCACGAACTCGGAGCAGAGCGCCTACTTCTCGCCGACGATCAACCTCGCCGACGGAAGCCTCGCGGGCATCCCGCTCGTACCCGACGACCGCCTCGCCGCAGGGCAGGCGATCGTGGGTGCCAAGTCGGCGGCGACCGCGTGGGAACTCCCGGGCGTACCGATCCGCGTGACCGCACCCGACCTCGTGCTCGGCGGGTACGACGAGGCAATGTTCGGCTACATCGCGGTCGGTGTGACGTATCCCGCGGGTGTCGTGAAGTCGACGCTCACCCTTCCCGCGACCGCCCGCTCGGGTGACGACGAGGGCTCGGCGAAGTCGAAGAAGTAACCACGACGCCCGGGCGGGTGCGGTGGCGAGACCCGCCCGCCCGGGTGCACCACTCGAGGAAGGGGCACCGCATGGCGATCACGCCCGAGCCGTTCGACTTCGGCCCGTGGTCCGTCGGCGACGCGATCACGGGGCCCGCCTCGGTGCCCTACCTCGACGGTGACGAGCCCGCCGACTTCACCGGCATCACCCTCGTCGACGGGCAACTCGTCGACCCGCTCGGTGGGCTCTACCCGATCGTCGCGGTCGTCGACCCGCTCGACGGCTCTAGGATCGCGTACACGCTCTCAGGGGATGCGTTCCCGCTCGACGGGCTCTACGGCCTCAGCGCGGGCGTGGTGACCGCTGGCGGCACATTCCGTACCGCCGAGGCACCGTTCGTCGTCGAGGCTCGCGACGGGTGGGCGACGATCGCAGGCGTGCGGGCACAATGGCGCGATGCACCCGACCACGACGTCGTGCTGTGGCGGTTGCTCGAGGTCGCCCGCACGCAGGTCGTCACCTACGCTCGGGCGGTCGCGGTCGCCGACGCGGGCCCGATCCCGAGGCCGCACCCTAACCTCGTGCTCGCTCAGATCACGCAGGCCCGTAACGTGTGGAACGCGGTGAAGAGCGACCCGGGCTCTCAGGGCATCGGCGACGAGGGCTTCGTGATTCGACCGTTCCCGATGGATTGGACCGTCAAGAACCTGATTCGCCCGATCGCCGCGGTGCCGGTAGTCCGATGAGCGTGCGTGATGAGTTGCTTGCGGCGATCACGAAGGTCGTCGAGCCCGACGTGCATGTGATCCCGTATCAAGACAACGTCGACGTGCTCGACCGTCGAACGATCATGTTCAAGCAACTCACCGTGCAACCGCTCGCCGCGGCACCGCGCTCGGGGTATCAAGTCAACTACGTGCTCACCCTCTGCACACCTCACACCGATCCCGAGAAGGGCGAAGCCGACCTCGATGCGTTCGTGCTCTCACTACTCGGCGACCTCGACGCCCTCGACTGGTTCGCGTGGTCGACCGCCGACAAGGTGATCGGCCCGGGCGGGCAGGGCATGGCGTACGACGTATCCGCATGGATCGTCGGTAACAAGGTGCCGACGCCGTCGGCGACCGCACGACGCCCACGGAAGGGGCAGGCTCATGGCTGAAATTGCAGTACGACCGTTCATCATGCGGAACGCGATCATCGAACTCGGCACCGACGACTTCGCCGCCGCAGTCTCGACCGCGTCGCTCACGCCCGCGGGCGGCACCGTGGATTACAAGGGGCTCAAACCCGAAGCAGTGTTCACGTTCCCGCAGGCGACGACCTACGTACTCGACCTGTCGTACGCGCAGGATTGGAACGCCGCGAACTCGCTCTCGCGGTATCTGTGGGAGCACAAGGGAGAGACCGTGCCGTTCACCCTCAACCCCGATGACACCGCCGCCGACCCGACCGTCGGCTCGACGTCGTGGGCGGGCATGGTCGCGATCACACCCGGGGCCGTCGGCGGCGACGTCGACTCGGTGGCAGTCGCGACGGTGTCGCTCGGTGTCGTGGGAGAGCCCGTGCCGACGTTCACCGCGGGTGTACCCGCAGGGCTCGAGGCCGACGACACGGAGGTCGTCGAGGGTGAGTACATCGAAGGTGACCTCGACCCGACCGCCGACGTCGTCGCCGCACCCGAGCCCGCCCGGGCTCGCCGCTCGACGACTCGGTGAGTCGTGATCGGCGGGCACGGTGGCTTCGTGGATGAGCGTGAAGGATTCGGCTCACCTTCGGGCGACCGTGCTCGCGGTGAAGGCGGCACCACGCGAGGTGCGCAAGCAAGTGCGATCGCAGACCCGGGCGGTCGCCGCGCCGCAATGGAAGGCCGCTCTCGCCTCGCACGCCCGCACCGAGGCACAGTCGAGGATGCTCGTCGCGACCGCACGGATCACGGTGAGCGATCAGTCGGTGCGGGTGCGGGCCGCGGGCTCGAAGCGGAAGGTGCTCTCCGGCGGGGCGATCCCGTACCGACTCGGTAAGGCGTACGAGTTCGGTCGCAAGTCGAGGAAGGCGACGCAACTCCCGCCGAAGAATCGCCGCGGGTATGTGTTCTATCCCGCCCTCGCTGAGATGTCACCGCGGATCATCGCCCTCTGGGTGCAGACCGCGATCCGCACCGTGTACGACGCGATCGAAGGGAAGCGGTAGCGCATGGCTGAGATTCGTGCCGACCTCGTCGGTGACTCCCGCTCACTCGTACGGTCGATCGACAAGGTCGGCGACGCGCTCGAGGAAGTCGTCGACGAACTCGCGACCGCGGGTAAGACTGGCGACCGCGAACTCGACGGGCTCGCCGACAAACTCGGCACCGTCGCGAAGGCCGCGAAGGAAGCCGACGCGGCGACCGAGCGGATCGGCTCGACGACGAAGAAGGCGACGAAGGAAGCCGCGACCGCGACGACCGACTTCAAGGATGAAGCGAAACAGAACTTCGGCGAAGTCGCCTCATCCTTCTCGGGCGACATGTCCGCGGCGGTCGACCTCGTACAAGGCACCCTCGGCGGGCTCGCCGCGTCGCTCGGCGGGCCGCTCGGGCTCGCCCTCGGTGCCGCGTCGATCGCGCTCGGTGCGGTGATCGCCTCGGCACAGAAGGATGCCGAGAAGGCCGAAGAGTTGAGGATCACCGCAGTCGAAGCGGTGCAAGCCGCGTTCGAGGAAGGTGTCGACGTCACCGACTTCTCGACCTCGATCGACCAGATCATCGCGAAGGTGCAGGAACTCGAGGCATCGAAGGAAGGCACGGGCGGTCGTTTCTTCTGGGAAGAAGACCCGAGCCGCCTCGAAGAATGGACCGACGCTCTCGACGTGCTCGAGCACAACTCGAGCGAAGTCGTCGACACCCTCTCCGCGACGAGCGACGAACTCCGCCGCACCGAGAAGGCGTACAAGCGGAACAAGGAAGCGATCGACGAGGAAGTCGACGCCCTGCAGGCGAAGAGCGACCTCGACTCGGGTGACCTCGAACGGCTCGAAGCGCTCGAGGATCAGTCGCGGGCGTATGAGGTGCTCATCAAGAATGTCGACGCGACCGCCGACGCCCGCGAAGCCGAGCGGGATGCCGCCCAGCGGGCGACCGACGTCGGGCTCGACGGGCTGAAGAAGCGGCTCGAAGCCGAGGAAGCGGCGACGAAGGCCGCGGAGGATGCCGCCCAGCGGCGGGCCGATATCGCCGACGAAGTCGCCGAGACCGCGACGACCATGTACGACTCGATCCGCGACGCGGCGATCGACGCGGCGACGAGCGAAGAAGGTGTCTTCGACCTTGATCGGTGGCTCAACCTCGTCGCCGAGTCGAAGGTGCAGGCCGATGCGTACAAGGCGAACATCGCCTCGATGCAACTCACACCCGATCAATGGACGAACTTTCTCGGGCTTCCCGAAGAGACCCGAGCCGCGATCGCGTCGACGTACGCGGTCGCCGACCAAGGCACGAAGGATCGGATCGTGACCGCCCTCACCGACACCGGTGCCGAGGCGGGTGCCGGGCTCGCGGTGTCGTTCGACGAGGCGACGAGCGGGCTCGAGGCGGAAGCCGAGGTGACGACGGGCGACGTCGACACGACGAAGGCGACCGCCGACCTCAAACGAGTCGCCGACGCGAAGTACGAGGCGACCGTGAAGGTGCGCACCGACGGCACCCTCGCCGCGACGTCGAAGGCGATCGACGAGGTCGCCGCCCGCTCGAGGTCGGCGACGATCACCGCCCGCACCGACCTCACCGCCGCCGACCGGCAACTTCGGGACTACCGCCCGCCGACGGTGTACGTGCCCGCGGTGCTCGTGAAACCGGGAACGAGGCAACCACTATGAGTGCGACGATCACCGCGACGAACGGGGCAGGCTCGACGATGCCGCTCACCGTGCTCTCGCCCTACGAGACCGCGTGGGAGTCGCGGAACATCGTGCACCCGCTCATCGGCGGTGGGCTCGTCGTCTCGCTCGTCGCACCCTTCCCGCGGGCGGGTGAGTACGAAGCCCTGTACGAAACCGAGGCGGAAGCCTTCGCATGCGCCGCACTGCACGCCCACGAAACCTCATTCACCCTCACCGAGTCCGACCGCCCGCACGTCGCCATGACCTACGTACTCAACGGGGCGGTGCGGGTACGGCTCGACGAAGACACCCTCGACCTCTGGGTTGTGACGATCGCGTATCAGGCGGTGAGCACGTGACCTGGCACGAGACCCGACGCAACTACGTGCTAAACCCCAGTCTCGAGCGTGATCTTACGTGGTGGGATGGGGGGCCGAACGCGGTGCGCACGCGGGAAGCCTCGCCGACCGCCGCGCATGGCGGGTACGTGATCCGATCGACGCGTGCGAACGCGACGCCCGGTAACTGTTTCGTACGCTTCTTCGCGACGGGTGTGCCCGCGGGCTCGTATCGGTTGTCGGTGCAAGTGCGGATCGCGGTGGGAACCCCGCATTATGTGTGCCTGCTATGGGTCGGCGACGGGGCGGTGCTCGGGCCCGAGGGCGATAACGACGATGTGATGACTGTCGTATTCGACGGGCCCGAGTGGGCGACCCTCACCCGCACATTCACCCTCACCGCGGGCGGTACGGTGATGGTTCTACTCGACGAAGCGACCGCCGATACAGGAAACGCGATCGAACTCGACGCGGCGATACTCGAGGCCGCGACGACCGCGGGCGGGCCCTTCTTCACGGGCGACACGCCCGACGAGGATCGCACCCGCTACTCATGGACGGGCACGCCGAGTGCTTCCGCCTCGATCGCCGAGGCGTGGGTGAACGATCCGATCACGCCACCGACGTCGCCCGCGCCGATCTTCGTACGCCCGTCGGTGACCGCCGAGGTCGTCGGGCAGGCGACCGGGCTCGCGGTCGCGGGCGGCACCGCGACCCTCGACGCGCTCAACGTGCCCTATGCGACCGCCGACGTCGAGGTGCCCTTCGTCGGGCTCGACCTCGACGACCTCGACCCGCGATCGAATATCCGGGTGAAGGTGACCGCCGCCGACGAGCACGCAGGCACGACCCGCACCTTCGACCTCGGGCTTCGGGAACGCACGATCGACCACGAGGCCCGCCGCGTGCACCTCGTACTCGGCTCGGACGAAGAACTCATGCGCGATTACTCGAGCCTCGTCGTCGACGCGACACCTCGAGCCCACGAGGGCTCACTACGCGGGCTCGTCAACTACGTGCTCGGGAAGGTGATCCCGGGTGCCGCCCTCGCCGCAGGCGGGCCCGACGTCGCGGTGCCCGCACGGTGGGCGATCACGAACCTCATCACGAACCCGAGTCTGGCGGTCGACCTCACCGGATGGGCCGCGGTGCAGTGCGTGACGATCGCCCGCTACACCTCGGCGGGCATCCCGGGTGTCGCCGACACCGCCTCGGTGATCGCGACGGTGACCTCGGCGGGCGACGCGGTGATCCGCATGAACGCGACGGGCGTGGGGCCCGCGGTGTCGGCGGGTGTCACCTACACCGCCCGAGTCTTCTCACCCATGAACCCGGTAGTAGCGTCGAAGTTTCGCGTGCGCCTGCATTGGCTGAACCGTGCCGGGGCGATCGTCGGGTACGTCGACGGGCCCGAGGCGACCGCAGTCAATGGCGTATGGACACCCGCGACGGTCGTCGCCGAGGCACCCGCGGGTGCGGTGTCTGCCGACTTCTTCTTCATCGCCCGAGTCTCGACCGCGGGGCACACCTTCCTTCTCGACGGTGCAATGGTGCACGAAGGCTCGGAGGGTGTGCCCTTCTTCGACGGCTCGACACCCGACACGCCGACGTATACGTACGACTGGACGAACCCCGATCTGCCGAACGCCTCGCAGTCGCGGCGGGTGCCCGCGGTGCCGCGACCGCCCGAGTTGTTCGTATGGAACCCGGGCACGACCGCGTGGGACTTCCTCGAGCCGTTCACCTCGAGCGCGGGGCTTCGGCTCTACAGTGACGAGGCTCGAGTCTGGCGGCTCATCGATCCCGCCTCGTACTCGGTGCCGGGTGTCGTCACCCTCTCAGGCTTCAACCTCGAGCGCGGTGCCGACACGATCAGCCGCGACGACGAGGAAATATTCGCGACCGGAATCGTGGTGCGGTACACGTGGCCCGACGTGAACGACGTCGTGCGGATCGCGTACGACGTCGCGGGCACACCCTCGAAGGTCGTACTCATCGAATACGACACCGCGTACCCGGGCCCGGGTGCCGCCGCCGCGATCCTCGCGAGGCGTAACGGCACGGGCCGCACGCAGGATGTCACCGCGATCGTCGACTGGCGGGTAACACCCGGCATGCAGGCGACGACGAGCCTGCCCGCCGCACCTCAGCAACGCGGGAAGGTGCAGGCGGTGACCTTCCCTCTCGACGACTCGCCGCTCATGGACGTCGCGACCCGCGGGCTCGTCGACGTCGTGGTCGGCACGATCGACGCCCTCCCGGGCACGATCGACGCCCTCCCGGGCACGATCGACTCACTGTAAGGAGACCCCATGCCGACTCGGAAACGTGCCGCCGATCCCGCACCGCCGCCCGAGGTGACACCGTACGCGACGGGTGACGATGCCGCCGCCGCGGGCATGGCACTCGTGTCGGGCGGTGCCCTCGCGAACACCCTCGAGACCGAAGTGAACCTCACCCGTGACTACATCGCCCAGCGGGCGAAGCGCACGAGCCCGACGATCGACATACACGTCGGTCCGACGGCACCCGGGCACGTCGCGGGCCGTATCTGGGTGCACCCGCTCTAATGGTCGATCACAACCGAGCCGTCGGCACCGCGGGCACCATGACTATCCGCGACGCGGGCGGTGTCGTCACCTTCGTGATCTCATGCGGCGACGGGGCGACCTCGGTGGGCTCGTACACGTGGTCGGGTGTCGTCAACGGGGCACCCGTCGGCGGCACGATCAACCTGCCCGCGGGCTTCGGTGCCCGCGAACTCGGCTCATGGGTGGTGTCGACGTCGCAGACTGTCACCTTCCATCAGAACGCGACGGGCACCTCGGGGCTCGGCGGTGCCGCCGACCACGCGGCGGCGATCGACCGTGCACCGACCACGCCGATCCCGCCCTCTCAGCCGCCGCTACCGACCTTCCTGTCGGCGACGCCCGTGACCCTCACCTTCGGCATCGGCAACCCGCCCTCGTGGGGCTCGGGCACACCGCTCACCTTCGAGCATCAAGTATCGCTCGACGACTTCTCGACGATCGCCCAGCAATGGCAGTACGGCTCGAGCCCCGTCGTCGTCGGCGGGCTGACACCCGCGGTGAAGCACTACTACCGATACCGGGCGGTGTCGACCGTGGGCCCGGGGCCGTGGTCGTACGGGCTTCTCGGCTTCACCGCAGGCGGGCTCTACGTGAGCGACGGCACCGCATGGGCACTGCACGCGGTCGACGTCTCGAACGGCACCGCATGGGTACGGCACATCGTCGAGGTGAGCGACGGGCTCGTATGGAAGGCTTCGCAGTGAGTGGCTACCTTCGCCCGTGCGACGCGCCGATATCCGCCTCATGGGCCGATCACCGCAACCGCAACCCACCCTCGTCCGAACCGGGCACCGACTACGCATGCGCGTACGGCACACCGATCCTCGCCGCCGCGTCGGGTGTCGTCGCCGACCTCTCGAGGTCGACGAACGGGGGCACGGGCCGCTACGTCGCGATCGACCTCGACGACGGGCGACGCACCCGCGATCTTCACCTCTCCGAAGTATGGGTCGACGTCGGCACCCGCGTCGCTCGAGGGCAGTCGATCGCCGCGTCGGGTGCCTCGGGCTTCGGGAGCAATTGGGGATACGGTGCGCACGTGCACCGCACGTTGTTCCCGAGGCATGCGTACGACTTCGGCTCGACCCTCGACTTCGAGGCATACGTCGGCGACGAGCCGACGCCCGCACCACCCGACCGACCGACGAAACGGGATGAAGATATGCAGGTTCTACAACTCAGCACGTGGGATGGGGGCGGGCTTCACGGTGTGTGCTACGCGGTGAGCCCGGGTGCGATCTACGTGTGCCGCGACATACCCGAAGCCCAGCAACTCGCCGCAGTGTGGAACGACTCGGGCACGATTACATCGGTGTCGGATCAATGGATGAATCAGCACCTCGACGCGAACGGGATACCTCGCGAATCGCTCTACAACGCGGCGGGTGTGAATTGGTCGTGGGCGAAGGATGCCGCCCGCGACACCGACCCGAGCGACCCGCACGGGCACTCGTCGCACCCGCTCGTCGGGCCCGCATGGGTGGGTGGTGTGCTACTCGGGCTCATCGGGCTCGTCGAGGTCGTACGGCTCGTCGTCGACCTACTCACATAGAACACACCTTCGAGTAAAGGCGAATGCCGGCCGCCTCGAAAAATAGAACGCTTGTACTAACCCCTTCGGGTGTGGACATCGGTGTCCATAACGTGTACCCTCGAGGTATCGGCGAGACACCGCCGCACCACCGAAGGAGCATCCCATGAACACATTCACCGACGAGCACAAGGTCGTCACCCTCCCGACTCGAGGCTTGCAAGTCGACCTCACCGCGATCGCCGAGCGCTACATCGAGCGCGTGCGCACTGCACCCGCGTACGAGGCGTACGTCGCCCTCAAGTGCGAGTGCGGCGAAGGCGACGTCGTGCTCGACCGCCTCGCGTCGCTCGTCGCCGACGGGCGTGAACTCGTCGCCCTTCTCGAGCACTCGATCTTCGACCACGTGAGCCCGCGTCGCATCGAAGAGACCCGCGTATCGGTCGCCCTCTCGGTGATCGACTTCGACGACGCCGACTTCGGTGTACGGGCCGCGACCGCCGCCGAGGTGATCGCCGCCGCCGAAGCCCTCGAGGATGCCGAGCACGCCGACCTCACCGACCTCGACACCGCGACGACCGACGAGGTCGACGTCGAGGTCGTACCCGACGTCGACCGGTCGCCCTTCTCCGTCGAGGTCGCCGAGTGAGCGCGGGCCGCACCTCATGGGTTGATCCCGACGCGGTGCGTGAGTGCGCCGAGTGCGGGCACGACTTGTTCGACACCCACGACCTCGAGGGTTGTCACCTTGACGGGTGCACCTGCCCGAGCCCGTGGTCGCGGGCCGCGAAACGGGCGTACGCGAAGCGCGAAGGCATCCGACCATAACCACCGAGGGCGGGCACCAGACACGGTGCCCGCCCTCACGAGTCCGAAGGAGACTCATCCCATGATCGACACTACCGAACCGAAGGGCGATCGCTCGAGCATAAAGACCCTCGTGCAGTCGCTACTACTCGAGCACGGTGACCTCACCGACGAAGCCCTCGCCGACCTCGTACGGATCACCCTCCCTCGAGCCGAGCCCGACACCGTGCGCAAGCGCCGCACCGACCTCATGCACGAAGGGCTCGTGATCGACTCGGGCTCGAGGCGACTCACCCGCACGGGGCGGTCGGCGATCGCATGGCACGCGGTCGGCGACGGCGAACTTCCCATCGCCGCACAACCCGACACGACCCTCGACCTACAGCCGCAGGCGGTGAGCCTCGCGCTCGAGTTGTGGCGATCGTGGGGCATGCCCGAATACGGGCTCGAGCGGTCGTTCAATCAGACTGTCGCGGCGGTACTCGTCGGGCTCAAGGCTCGTGAGGTGACGTCGTGAGCGAGGGCACACCCGTCGCGAAGGTCGTTAAGACCGACCACGGCTTCGAGGCATGGTGCCTCGAGTGCGATCGGTTGCTCGTGGTCGGGCCGCACTTCGACGCGGTCGCCGAGTGGACTCGCCGACACCGTCGCCTCGTACACGGTGACACACCCGAGCATGTGCACGAACGCCGCGTCGACGACACCGTCGTCGACCTCGAGCCCGACGAGTACATGCACGCCCTCGCCCGAGCCCTCGCGTCGCTCGTGCTGGGCTCCATGCCCGAGCCCGAGGTCGAAGGTGTCGGGCTCGACGCATGGAAGATCGTGACCGCCGCGTTCGCGTCGGGCTTCGCCGACGTCGCCGAGCCCTTCGCCGACACCGCCGCGCAAGCCGAGCGCTTCGCCGAACGATCGCTCGTCGACCCGAGCGGTCGCGGCATACTCATCGTGATCGACGACGAGGAAGGGCACGGGCTCATCGGGCTCGCCCACGGTGTACCGTTCGGACTCGTGCTCGAGGCTCACCTATGAGCCTTCGACGCTCTGTGAGAGCGATCCTAAGCGCCGAGCCCGACGACCTCGACGTCGCAGTCGCGGCGATCCCACGCAGAATGGCTGAGAGCGGGCACCATAGCGTGCACCTCGCCGCAGGCGACGAGCGTGCCGCCCTCGAAGCCCTCTCCGACCTCGTCGACTCGGCTCGGGTGTACCGCGACGAAGCCGAGCACGATCACCGCATCGGCACCGCTCAGACGTTCGAGGGCATCGCGACGCAACTCGACCGCGTACGCACGAGGCTCACCGAAGAGCACGGGCCGTATCTCGCCGAGGCGTGGGCGTTCGTCGACGCGGGCAGGCTCACGATCGCGAGGCACCTCGCGAGGCACCGCCGATAACGCGACACGCTGGGCATGGCTGACCACGGGCCCGAAGGCGTACGGTACCGTGCATGAGAAACGGGCCCGAAGGTGGAAGCCTTCGGGCCCGTTGACACTCAAGGCGTTCGCGGCGCCGAGTTGTCGTACAGAATACGACACCCGAGGCCGCATCGCAGAATGCGACACTCATGCAACCTCGTATCACGCTCACCGTCGGCGGTGGTGCCGCGCTCTGATTGCGCACGCTCGAGCCGCTACCTTGGAAGCCGACCGGCCATGACCCCGCGAGGGTGAGCCCAGTACCGAGGGGACTAGTCCGTGAGAAGGGGAGCCTTCGCAGTGCTTCCCGACGACGAGCCCACGGGCTCGAGGGAGAATGAGAGTGCATCGTGCGCTCGTGGGCACACACGTCCCGACGAGCCCGGATGCCGAGCCGCACGCAGGCTCGGGCATGGTGCACACATCCCGACGTGACCGCGACCGTGAGGCGTGCGTGGGGGCTCGACCGATACGACCGACCGAAGCGCCGGTGTACGGTAGCGGCTTCCCTCCCTTGTGGGGGGGGAGCCCTCCCTACCCTCCCTCCCTCGCACCGATCCCGGTAGCCTGTGCTCGTGAGTGCCTACCACCGATCGCCGGAAGGACTACGCCGAGCCCGACACGCTCGAGCCGCAGTCGTACTGCCGACGGAGTGCGCACGATGCGGTGGCACGATCGACGTCGGGCAGGCGTACGACCTCGGGCACACCACCGACGTCGCCTTCGGCGGGAAAGACTCACCCCTCAGGCCCGAGCACCGCACATGCAACCGACGAGCGGGCGGTCGCACGACCGACCGCGTGAAGAAGGCGAAGGCTCGCCGCGAAGTGAGACCGTCGTGGTAGACATGTTGCAATCCGTGAGTATCATCATGCTCTCGCTCGCCGTGCTCGTGCTTACGCTATGGCTTCGACGGATCACGCGGCGGTGAAGCGATGGTGACCGCGACGCTCGCTTCTTTGAGACACCCCGCGACA